TCAGGCAAGTTTGTCGGCGGTACGTATACTGCACGAGCGGATTTTTCGCGTGATTTTGTATCACGATTTGAGCGGTCAATTGTTTCAGCCATTTCAGTTCTCCAGTTTCGCTACTTGAGCAGCATATTGCTGCGGGGTTAAACCAAATTTTTTCGCTAACGCTACTTGCGTAGTTGTTAACTTAATTTTTCCTGCACTCGTAGAACGAGATACAGAGGCCACCACTGTCGTAGGTCGCTTTTGAGCCTCACCAGACCTTGGCTTGTCTTCGCTCCGACCAAACAGATCAGGAAACGTTGACTTCATGCGACCATCAATTTGATCGAAGTATTCAGCAGAGCGGGGGTCCACTCCGTTTGTGACTAGCTTTTGGTGCAGCCCTAGTGCGTAGCTGGTGTATTCTTCAAACCCTTGTTGTCCGAACCACTGGTTTTTTGCCTGCCAGCGCAGAGTTCTTTCGTCCGGTTCAACCCGTGAAGGTTGGGTTTGTTGAGGTTGTACATCAAATTTTTCTTCCTGTAAAGGGGTAGGACGATAATTTTTTGTTTGCTCAACTTTTATTTTTGCATCCATCACAGCTTCTTGCGCTGCAATGATTGCATCAGTGTCGTAGGACTCTTGAGCTTCTTTCAACTTACGGCGGGCCATTTCTAGCTCACCTTCGGCCTTGGACTTGGCCCCTTGAATAATAGCTTCTTGTCCTGTGTAGACATTTTGTTTGAGGCGTTTGTTTTCCTCAATCAACTGCTGTGCTAGACGCTCCAGCTCTTGCTTCTCACGCATCGTGGCTTCTTTGACACGGCGCTCGTCGTGACGGGCGTGGGTCAACTCTTTAATGCGTCCCTTGACTTTGTCAGAGTAAGACTCAATTTCTTCGTCGGTTGGATCAAGTACTTCCCTGTCCAAAGGCTTGCGGCCTCTGTCTTGTACAGGGGTATCGTCCTCAATCTCAATCGCTACTTCCCCACCATCATCAATCTCAATCTCAATTTCAGGGGGGTTCTTGTCTTCAATTTCGTCGGGGAACTTATATGGTTCAGCCATATTCTTCCTTTCAAGCGCGGGTCAGGCCGCGAGGGTCTAGCACAACAGCATCAACTTGGTCATCGTTGATGAGACGGAACTCCTTGCCAAAGATTTTGAATCTTGTGCCGGAGTAAGTACGTACTAACACGAAGTCGCCCTCTTTACACCATGCTCCGTTGGGAAACTTGGCGGTGTCTTTGTACGCATCGGGGCCTACGCGCAATACAAACAACACCGTGGTGGCGTGTTCTTCTTGACGTAGTGTGGCGGTATCTCTTACGAGATCCAGTGATGTGCCTGCAATCTTTTGTTCGACTTCAGGTACGACGCAGAGCAATTTCCATCCTGTTGGGACGGGCAGTGCGCCTGCTTTTGCTTCGTTATCATCATCTTCGTCAGGCTGTTCGACTGGCTGGATGTGCGGCGGCAACGAAATACCGGGGGGCAAAATCAATCCTACATCACTCATGGGATTCTTCTACTTTCTGCTGCAGGTCAAGGAGATAACGCTCTGCAAGGGCTAGACCCGAAATAATCCCGCAGAGTTTTTGATATTCATCGAATGTTCGACATGCTCCACCGGCGATGTCGTCGGCGTAGTTGTTCATGTCAGTGCGTATTTTGTCGCGCAATACGCGTGCGAATTCTTGAATCATTTTTTAGGTTCACGTTGTTTGTTTTGAGTTGCGTGCTGCATTGCTGTAGTACGCGCCTGCAAGTCCATCTGCCTCTGGTTTTTTGCAATCTCGGCTCCAAGCTGGACACCGGATCGCTCTTGCTCAAATTGTTGCTTGGCTTTGCTTTCGTTGATTTGTGCACCAACGCGCATTGATTCCAACTCCAACTGTCCTTTGACTTTTTCTTTCTCCAACTCCAACTTGTCTGCGGCACCAGCGGCGTCGGCAGCAATTTTCTTTGCTTTGAGCGCGACTTCTTGAGCGCGAATTTGCAACTCTTGCTGTTGCATTTGGATGACTGGATCTTGCATTTGCTGTTGAGCAGCGGCTTGTGCAGCCTGCGCTTGGTTTTCTTGAAGCACTTGCTGGGCAGCTTGCGCCATCATTCCGGACAAAGCAATCTCGATTTCTGGAGGCAGCTTTGTATCTTCTGGAGGAAGCGGCATGCCCAACTGCTGCTCAATCTTTTGACGCATCTGATAGCCAACGTGCTCTGCAATGTGCGCAGTGATTGCACCCATGATCTTGGGAGCCTGCGGATTCTGGCCAATGAACTGTTGAATCATTGGGTCTTGCAACAACATCATGTGCACTTGAATGTGCGCAGTGTGATCCTGATGGATAAACGCTTTCATGGGCTTGCCAGTCAGTGCGTTTTGATTTTCTTGCACTGGGTCGATAGGTTTCATATCGTCCTCAATCGGTACAAGCTTCTCGGCATTCTTGATGCCCAACACGTTCAACATACCTCTATGCAGTTCAGGCAAGTTGTAAATGTCTGGAGCCATCTGCGCCATCTGGATGACGGCCTGATACTGAATAACGCGCTGAGACATAGTCGCAGCGTTGGGGTCTGACACGGGGATAATGTCCACTAAGTCGTAGTCAGCCTTCTTTGCTTTACGTGAGCCGTACTCTGGATCGTACGTGTAGTCTGGGTCCGTGTAGTCGCGGATGATATTTTTCAAGAGTTTCAACTCTTGCTTCAACGCAAAGTGCACACGAGCCTGCACTGCCGTCATCACCTTTAGCTGACGCTCCAGAAGCGCCAGTGTCGTACCCACGGGAGCTTGCGCAGACATGTCAGACACCTTCATGTCAGCAGTCGCGGCAAAGCGACGACCTTCATCAACGATGGTCTGCATCAGGTTGAACAGCGTTGCGCTTGGCTCCTTGTATGGAAGCGGCAAGATGCTGTCGCGAATGTTGCCAGATGCAACGTCTACGTCGCGCCACTCTCCCGGGGCAATCGGCGTGTCATCACCCTTAATCCGAAGCCCTCTGGACTTGAGGCCGCCGGGAAGATTAGATAACGTTCCTGCGTCGACCAGTTGACGCATAAGGCTAGTGGCTGACTTGGCAAAACCGCCGATGAGGTGGAAGAGTCCAAAACCATAAGCTCCGAATCCGGGGATGTATTGGTAGTGTACAAAGTGCTGACGCTTGAGGCGTAGGTCATCATCTTCCTTCCAGTTGCGGCGAATGGACAGAATGTCATTTGAACCCTTAATGATTGTGACAACATACGGCAACATGATGCCGGTCTCTTCATCGTCCTCCGTCATGTCCTCATACCCGTCGAGGTTCAAGTCAACATGACACTCATAAATTGTGTAGCGGTCGTCGTTCAGGTCATTGAAACCTGTCTCTTTATCCTTGGCTTTCTGAATGTCCGTGCGGTCTTTGGGCGCATCAGGCAACTCGATGTCCAGATAGAACCCCGCCTGCTGAAGCTTGATGACCTCATTCTTGGTCTTACGCATGACGTGCGTAACACGGTGGCAAGTGTCTAGATCTGTCGCGCCGTATGGGAGCAGCATGTCTTCTGCTGGCACAAACATAGAGACTTGACGACCAAGCGAAGGGTCGTAGTACACCTTTTTAAATGCTGAACCTGTAGCTGGAAGTGACCACAGCATGCGCTCGTGCTCTGAGCGGTACTCAGTCATGACCTCCGTCAACTCATGGTTCATGTCCTCCTCAATGTTGGCCGCAATCTCTTTGTTCTCTGGCGTGTCCTTGCCCAGAATCTTAGAGCGCACAGGCCCCTGCGCAGGGAACGTCTCAGTGATTGTCTCAGCTTGAAAGCGCACAACCGCTTCAGTAATCATCGGGTGGAACACCCCGCAAGCGCCTTGCCATGGCTCTGTTCTCTCCTCAATCTGCAAGCCCAAGAGTTTGAGACCATCAACGTAAGTTTTCTCCCACTCTTTGCGTGATTGCTTGTCGTTGTCAATGTCAGACACCAAGTCCCCAGCCAAAGACTGCAAGGCACCATCGTCTATATACTCGGCCAAGTTATCGTCAAAGCCTTCTTCCTCTGGCTCGCCTTTGCCAATCTGAATCTCCATACCGTCTATACCAAGGTTGACTTCTTCGGGATCAACAATCTCAATCTCAATTGGGGATTCGTCTTGCGCCAACTCTTCAATACCCGTTGGTTGTTGGAATAGCGCTTTGTCGATGTTCGTTGCCATGTGTGTTCCTAATAGTATTCGTACTTCTTACGGCGGAAAAGTTCGATGTCGTCTTTCTCGTCCGTGTCCAAAGAAATAAAGCCGCCTTGCCTAAAGCGTAGCAGCGCCTGTGTTGTCGTATCCACGTAGTCGTCGTGCTCCCCAACTGGGAACGCGGCTAGCTCTTCAATTACTTCCCGTGCCCAGCGTGTGTCGGGTGCCCAGACTTTACCACTGCTGAATAAATCCGCAACTGCATTGACACGCACCATCTTGTCGTTACCGCGACTGGGGCTAAACTCCTGAACCGGGATTCCCAACGCCCGAAGTTCCTGAATCAGCGGCGCACCAGCAGCCTTCTTCTCCACAATAAACGCGTCGGGCTCCCACTCTTTGTAGTGCTTGAGCGCTACTACCTTAAGTTCAGGAAAAGCCATCCTGTCTTTAAACGCATCTAGCAAAACAAGCTGGGGCGTATCGTTTTCTTCCTCGTTGTAGAAGATGCCCCACGTTGTACACGCAGAATAGTCCGAATTGTTCTTAGTTTCAAACGCCGTATCCCACGACTGAATGATGTATTCACACGTTGGAGGCTCATCCCCCTCCCAGATCCGCCACATCTTGCGTGAAACGATGGCCGAGTTCTCCGATGTTGGCTGCTGCATGTACTGCGCGTTCCAATAGCGTGGATCTATTGAGGCTTTAGTAGCTTTTAAGCTAACGAGTGGCCACTGCTCTGGCCATAAAGACTTCTCCGTGTCCTCGTTCTCGTTCAAAATGGCAGGAAGCTCCACAATTTCCCACGGAATTGACTCTGGATTGCGTGCTTGGTACTCAATCAGGCGTCCCGTCAGGTCAAGTAGCGACCAACGCGTCATCACAATAATGATCGCACCCCCCGGCATCAGACGCTGGAGCGGTCCAGTCTGAAACCAAGACCAAGCGGTATCAAAAGCCAGCCGGGAGTTAATCTTTACATCTTGTTCTGAATGAGGATCATCAATAACAAACAAGTCTGCACCGCGACCGGCAAGTGCGCCGCCCACACCAGCAGCATAATACTGGCCGCCAGCAGAAGTCGACCATTTTCCTGCGGCCTTCTGGTCATCCGCCACCAAAGTTTGCGGAAAAACATCACGGTACTCCTCCGAATCAATTAAGTTACGTACACGCCTACCAAAGTCTTCAGACAGACCCGCAGTGTGCGTGCCCATGATAATCTTCTTGTTGGGATACTTGCCAAGGAAATACGCAGGGAACAAGTATGAGGAGAATTCAGACTTACCCATACGCGGCGCGATGTTAATAATCACACGCTTCTTCCTGCCCTCAACCACGTCTGTAAATATCTTTGCCAACTTCTTGTGGTGGGGGCCAATTTTAAACCCGGGATACACAGATGTAGCAAAGCCCAACATGTTTGTCTTAGCTGCCGTAAGGCTGGCGCGTCGCTCTCTAATCTCTATATCGTCGAGCAACTCAATCTTGTCGCGAAGTGACATAAAGGGGAGCGCCTTCTGGATCGCTTCTATCTCCACCTTACTTATAGATGTGAACTGCTCAAAGTCCATCTGACCCATCATTCTTCTCTTGTGGACTATCATCTGGGCGCTCGGAAACGTCCACCACGTCTATCACTCCCATGAACTTGGCCAACTTGTCCTTGATGCGCTGCTCAACTTCAGCGTCTGACATCTCAACTTTCTTGACCTCAATTTGTTCAGTAAAGAGCCCGACTTCCGTGACTTTGCCTAGCGCGATCAAAGCTTTCAAACGGATATTAGCGTTGGGGGATTTTGTTTCTTCAACCAGTTTGGCCACGGTGTAGCCCCTGATTTCCTGCGCCATGTCTATAAACTGCCAGTCATATGCAGCCAACATGCCGGTCAAATGTCTTACAGCCGCTGGGGTTTTTAGTTCCGCGAGGCTGGCTTTTTGTTCAGTGGTATCCGCGTTGGTGGTCACGGCGTTAAACGCTTTTCGCGCCGCCTGTGTCTGCTGTTGGTTAGCAACTACTTCGTCATCATCCACGCCTAGCTCAGCTAACCACTGCTCTGTGGCAACTTGCGCCGACAGAACATCACTGGGCGTCGCGTCGTCCAGTTTTTTTAAACCATCCTGAGAGGTGACCTCAGGTTCAAAATGCACCAAGTGATCTAACATGCGTAGGAATCCTTTTCAGTTGCTTCCTCGTTGGAGGGAGTGTACACTCCTTTTCGGCAAGTGTGCAAGTGCTCTTTGGCCTACGGCCAAATTCACTACCGTTCATTTGCTTCTCCTTGATGGATTGTTGCCATCTTTGCCCCGGACTTAAACACCCGGGGCTTTTTTTTGCCACGAGGTTTTTCCAAATTTTTATAAAATTTTATGGGGGTGCTGTGTTTTTGTACAGTATAGGTTAGTCGGATTTTTTAAAATTTGATTTGTGGTTACGAAACAGTGTTCACGTCGCGTGGAGCACGGCACGCCAAAAAGGGGTGGTGGGGGTGTGGTGGGGTTCGAGTGTGGAGGTTTCTCCACAGTGTCAATACTATTCCATAACACATTGTGGTATACTAGATGCATCGGTTGGGGATTGCCTAGCCGAGCAGTTGCCTCGCCTGTCTGCGAGGTTTTTCTTTATGGGAGTTCGTTATGAACCAGTTCAATCTCTATCTAGTCGCTATCGGCAAAGCATTGGCAACCAACGCCAAGGTTGGTGTCGCATTGAAAGCCTTCAAGCCTATCTACGATAAGGCTACACCCGAGAAGCAGTTCGAGTATCGCTTCGCTATTGCCGTGTTAATTGGCAAGCACTATGCCTGCGAGACTCGCGAGAGTGTCTATCGTGGTGAAAAGACTATCGCATGGGATGGCGACAACAAAGAGTTGGCAAGGGCGGCAATGAAGTATTACTTCCCACTCAAGCCACGTAGTGATAGCAACAACAAGTCAGACCCAGTAGCAGAGTTGCTCAAGAAGTTCAATGCACTCAGCGCAAGCGAGAAGCGTAGATTCCTCAAAGCAATCTAAGTGTGGAGAATTCTCCACAGTTGTTTTCGTAATCTCAGCGGGCGAGGTCTGCCCGCTGTTTCATTTAATGTCAAACGGAGTATTCATCATGAGCGACAAGCTATTCATCTTCTGCCTAACCATCTGCGCTTGCGTAGCCCTTGGCTATGGATTCGACACAGACGGCTACTACTTACGCCAAGCACTTCTTGTGCTTGCAGGCTACACCATCGCAGGTGTTTTCTTCATCATCAACTCCAACAGGGACTAAACATCATGAGCAACAAGAACAAACACTACGCCCTCTCTCAAATGAAAGAGCTACGCAAACAATTCGTAGAGATGCGTGACCAATGGGCGAAAGACCCACGAGCAGTCATCGAACACAAAGCTAAGCTTCGCGAGCAATACAACTACGAAGCACAACAAGAGTGGGACACCATCAAGCGCCAGTCCAAACAACTGCGTGACAAGCGACAAGCAGGCAAGCAATCCCGCCTGTTCTAACTGTGGAGAATTCTCCACATTCATCTCTCCACAACGTATTGTGGAGAAGTGAGGCAAAAGTGTTGTATTTTCGCACATACCCACCACTTGACACAACTGGACACACACGCGGGTATCCCGCAAGCCGCGTATTTACTAGCGATTGCGATGTCCACGTCCACAATACCTACATATATAAATACAATTTTCATTTAGATATATATATCTGTATGTTACTGGGTGTGTCTTGTTGTTCATCTTTTCAAGTTAGCCTTAGTGTTCTTGAAAAATGGTAGGTATTGTGGTCAGACATGGTATAACACCAGTGTTTATGCGGCTCTCCGCTGACCCACATATAGTGGGCCAGTACACACAAGTGGTGGGCCAGTTACAAAACCAAGTGGGCCAGTTAGCCCCAACCTGTAAGGCATTAGTATGCAAATCAAAACGTGCGCTAAATGTGGGGAGTCGCGCCCCCTCAAGCATTTCACCTACCTCGCCACGTATGCACAGTCAAAAGCATGGGGCAGAGCAGGCAATGTGCGTATGGAGATAACCTCCAAGCTATGCAAAGACTGCCGACCCAAGCGCAAACCAACGAGCAAGCTGACCAAGAAAGACATACACAACAAGGTGCAGACAGGCGACCTCAACGCCTACCTTGCACAGAACCTGCTCATCATCAAGCAACGCACCGCACACAACAAACAGGGCATGGCATCCCGCAAGCGATGGCTCAAGGAATGGAAGGCAGAGTTAGCCGAGGCACTCAAGCCCATCACCTACGAGATCATCAGCGCACGCAACACATGGCACTACGCAAGGGGTAAGGGCTATGTCGACAAGGCAGAGTTCTACTTTGAATACATGGGGCTACTCAGACATGAGAAGACACACGCTGAGATGAGCTTCATGCTCACACCTAGCCGACCAGTATCCTCAAGGTGGGATGCGTACATAAGCCCGATGGTATTCACCCGAGTGCGTGAGATGTGGGCATCACTCCCACCTGTATATAAACACAGCAGAACACCTCTGCTAATCAAACACCGCCCCGATGGGGACAAATGAATGTGGAGAATTCTCCACAATGCCGCCAGTCATTCACTGGCAAACAACTTAGGGAGAAGTAAATGAAAGTAATCAAAACAGACGACGGGTACATGGTAGAGCTAGCCAATGGTGACTACCTGTGCGATATGCATGGGGACAACCTGTGGGAGACACAAGATGCGGCAGATAGGGAGATTGCCTTGGTGTTAGGCGAGGAAGCCATGACACAGCTAGCGCAGTACCCCACATACCACGACGTGATTGACGCAGTCATAGCGCAGATCAAGGTTGACCTATCCAAAGAGGACGAGACAGCTATCGTCGAGTTACTTGGACGCCTGCCACGCAAGGTGTTGCTGTCCTATTTACCAGAGGAGGAAACTAAATGAAAACATATACCGCAACTGTGATGATTAGCTTTGCCGTTGAAGTGGAGGTGGACGCTGAGAACGAGGACGATGCGCGTCAACTGCTAGATGAGAAAGCGTGGGAGTCCTATTTCAAAACAACGGGTGAGTCAGAACTGTATGACTTTATGGAGGTAACCAAATGACCAAACTAGCAGAAATACTGAAACGCGCACAGTCGCTGACACTGGCGATAAGCCATGACGAGGCGCTGACGGAGGAGAACAAACGCATAGCGCTCGAGCTTAACGAGGAGTTGAACGAGCTTATCAGTTGGTTCGACCCAAGCTGGGCGTCATACGAGCAAGGGTATGAGTACGACCCTGAACTAATCGAGATTGCACTACGAATGGGGGTAACAGAATGATGGTAACTAAGCCAACAAAGAAAGAATGGATGCGGTGGGCTAAGAACAATGAGTTCATCTACAAGCCCAAGCCATTCAAGTTCAGACCCCCACGCATCAAGCCTATCAAAGAGGACGACTACCAACTGCTCGACTTCTTGATGTGCCTTGCGGCATACGACTTGAAAGGGTTCACATCCTCTGAGTTCACGGCGGGTAGTCTCAGCTACTTACTACGCACCTATGGCGAGAGCTTTACGCTCATGGGACACAACATCTACAAATTCCACTTAACGGAGATACGCAATGCATACTAAATGGGAGATCTTAGAAAGGGCGGTGGTCTTACTAGCCATCATTGTTTTAATCCTTGACTTGTTCTACTGGAGAGGAGGGTAGTAGAGAGAACGGTCACTTCTTCTTTTGTGGAGAATTCTCCACACTTCGTTTATCAATTTATTTTTTTGGAGATTTATCATGGAACAAACAGTTCAAACAGAAACAACGCAACCCACTCAACCATCAATGCCTACTTCGGCGCTGTTCACCACGCTCATGGCGCTGATCGACAACTACATCCGCGACATTGTGACATCGCAGGTCAACGACATCCTCATGAACCACCGCGCCCTGCGAACTATTGACGATGCCTTCAAGGATCAGATCAGAGAGATCGCAACAGAGGTTGCAAGTGAAGCGATCAGTACGCACAACGACGATGAGTACCACATCAGCGAGGACGCCATCACAGACATTGCAACAAGTGCAGTAGAAGATCACGACTTCGACAGTCAGATCAGCGATGCAGTCAACGATGCGATCAACGACTTCGACTTCACAGATGTAATCACGGCGTCCATCAAGGACAACATAACCTTCTCTGTATCAGTAGACTAATGGAGGAACCATGGAAACAACAACGCAACTGCTTGCGTTCGATGAACTCAACGCCTACGGCAAAGCTAACGCTATGTCGCGGTACAACGATGCACCAGATGACTGGGCAGACGAGATCATCGCTCGTGCTAAACAGGACGGCCCCGAGAGGGGC